GCAATGCTCTGGCGCAAGCCACCACAACGGGTGATGCGTCCGTTGCCTTTATGGTGTCCGGTCATCTGATAGCGCAAGCCACAAGCCTGGGCAGTGAAGTTAAGACGATAAGCCTTTCAGGTAGCGCCATGGGTTTTGTTCAAACCCAGGCTGCGCCAGCGCTACAAGTGTTGCTCCAAGGTATTGGAGCGGTTAGGCCCAACGGATCGGGTGCACTTGATGTGGGCCAATCGCTTAAAGCCACTGCAAGCGGTTTGGCCGTGGGCATTGCATCCGTTTTTAAATCGAATGTGCTTGAAGCCAGAGGCACGGTAGCCTCGTTGCTGCAGGGCCAGTTAGGTGCAAGGCTTTTCATCGCCTCGCAACTCGATGCGACGGTTCAGGCTCAAGCGCCACTCACCAAGCTTTGCACCGTGGTGGGAGGGGCTGAGGCACGTACTCAAGTTCTGGCAGCCGGGGGTGTGCTTCATTACTGCGAAAGCAACGCTTTTGTTCACGCTCAGATGCAAGGTGGGCTTACGAACGAAAAGCCCCTTGCAGCCTTAACCTACTCTCAAGCGGCAGGTTACGCGCTGGCAAGCCTTGACATACCGCTTCAAGCGCTGACCGCTCAAGCCATTGCAAGCGTGCAGGGTTTGGCATCGCTTGCAAAGCGCTGTGATGCTGCCTGCCTTGCTGTGTCGCAACTCAATGGCCAGGGGCTGATCACCAAAACCATCCAGGCCTTTGGCAGCGCTCAAGGCCACGTTTCGGCCGATGTCGTGCTGAGGAAGCAGTGTGAGGCCCAGGGCCTTGCCTCTGTCGAAAGCTTTGCTGCCAGTTCCCTTACAAAGCCCATAGCCATCATCACGGCTATCGGAAAGGCGCAAACCCTTGGGGATGCTTACCTTTTCAAGCACCTTTCCGTGAGCGCAGAGGTTCTGATTGCCACGCAAACGCAACTTGGCCTTGAACGTCCCCTGCAGTCCATCACAGCGAAAGGCGAGGTGCAGTCCTTAGGCCTTGCAGGCATCACCAAGCTGATCGGGGGGATGGCTGCAGGCGGTACAGCGCAAGTCTTCGCGCAGGCGCAATTAATCAAGCCCATTAGCGTTGCATCACAAGTTGATTCATCGGTGATTGCTCTGGCAGCGATCAACAAACCCCTGGCACTTCTTGCCGCAAGCAGCACGGCGCTTAACGCTGAGGCAACGCTAGAAAAAATACTGGCAATCGATGCCCAAGCAAAGGCATCAAGCAGTGCGCAAGCGCGCGTTGATAAGTCACTAAAACTTCTTATCGATGCGCAAGCGATAACGCAGGTTCAAGCAATTGATATCACCAAGCGACTTGCCTTACGAGTTCATGCCGTTGCGACAACCACAAGCGATGCACTACTTCTTAAAACGATTGATGCACGCGCTCAAGGCATCGTTAGCCTTAGCGCCCAAGCAAACTGTATCAAGGTCTCCCAGGCGCAAGGTACATGCGTTACCCTCTCTGGTGCAAGCGTCGATCTTCGTATCCCCTTGGCTGGGTCCCTACGGTTCGAAAACCTTGGCTTGGGTACTTGCAGCCTCACCAAACGTCTTGATGGTGCTGGCGATGCACCGATTCAAGTGTCACCCAAACTCAGCCATGCGGTATGGATAGCAGGACAGTGGATTGCCCTTAGCGCACTTGATGATGCCACGGTACTGGTGACCAAGCGTCTTGATGGCTTTGATGTGGCGTTAAGCGTCGTGCAAAGCGCGCATCTGAAAAAGCTCTATCAGCACAAGTCAGTACGCATGGGCGCATTCGCACTCCCACCGCAGATGCAAGTACGGGTGGAATCCATACGTATAGCGATGCTCTGACATACACACGATCCATCACCATGCCCATTGTTTTTGCAAATAACGCCGTTTCAACCCTTGCTGCATCGATCACAAGTAGCGCTTTAAGTTGCTCGGTCGCTGCAGGCGATGGAAGTCTTTTTCCTTTGCCGCTGGCAGGCGAGTACTACTTGGTGACGCTCACCAATAGCGCAGGATCGATCGAAATTGTGAAAGTCACCGCGCGATCAGGCGATGTGATGAGCTTGGAGCGCGGTGCCGATCAGACAAGCCCGCGCGCATGGGCAGCAGGTGATCGGGTGGAGTTGCGCTTAACGCGTGCAGCGCTTGGTGAGTTTGTACAGCAGGGGCAACTACTGACCTTTGAGGGTCGTATCACCGATATTGAAGCCTTAGCACTTGCTGGCTTGTGATCGGTGCGGGCTCCACGATTCGAATTACGTTCAAACTTTCGCGTTCGCACCTTCGCGTTCATAGCTTCGATTAGTTGATTCGAGATTTAGTTGATGCGAGATGCGAGTCAAAAAGTACATTAACGATACCGTTATAACGAATTGGTGTGCTCAGAACCATTGAAAAACGCTCAACCAAACATTAGAGAAAGGAGGACTAAACCCTATGCCCATTGACTTTACAACCTATAGCAATACGCTTCAGACCCGATTAAACGGCGTCTCGGGTGCAACTTCTGCTACCGAGCTCTTGCTGCTTGCGAAAGCGTCAGAGTCCTCCATTGGTAATGCCAATGTATCGGCTGTGAATGCAGCAGGGACTTCACAAGTTACTTCCGTTAATGATGCCGGGACTGCAAAGGTTAATGCGGTCAATACAGCAGGCAGTAACCAGATTACGGCGGTCAACAGCGCAGGCGCGAGTCAGATCACGGCGGTGAATAACGCAGGCGCTGCCTGGCTCAATGGCTCTCAACCGATACCGGCAGCTGTAGTTGCGCAGATTCGTGGCCCACAAGGTGCGCAAGGAGCACAAGGTCCGGTGGGCGCAACGTTTTCAGTCAGCGGCTCAACGCTCACGATCAACTGGTAGACGCGTGTGCCCTACCAGTCAATCAATCTGGCCAGTGTTACCTATGTTCTGGGCAACGGATCTGCGTTTAACCGCTTAAATCGACCGGGTGGCACGAGGCTTTGGGAGCGGGTGTGGGTCTCATCGGGCTATAACCAGTATGTGAGTCAAGGCTACTGGTATGACCCGCCGGGCTACTACCAAACCCTCTATGGGCGCAAGACCGGGTGGTGGGATACGAGCGGTGGGGGTGAGGCTGCACAAGTCTGGGGTGTCGCTGAAATGTGGGGCATGCTTGAACCTTACTTCCAAGCGCCTTCACCGATGGGCTACCAGGGCTGGCTTCAAGTGACCGGTTTTTATGGCTACCCCAATCTGTGGCAGTGGTATAACGATAATGATTACACCGTTTATTACGATCCGGCACCCTATTGGGTAGAAACCGGCTACTACCGCTGGATCGATACCTCGTACTGGGCTTACTACTACTGAGGCAGTAGGAATAGCCAATCCGCATTTGCCAACCTCTCTAAAGCGAAACCATGACCGACGTTACACACGATATAGCGCCCGATATAGCCCACGACAAAGCGCCCGATCCACCGATGATGATCGTACCGGCCAACCCTCGGGCCAATGTCTCGATCCTGCGTGAGGGGCGGCATATTGCCGGGCCCACGCGTCCTGTCTTCTCCTTTGACTACGATGCGATGCAGTTTTCCATGAACGTACGCAGCTATGTGCACGCAGGCGTGGAAGTCATCATGAATGAGGCACAAATCGCTGAGGTACTTGATTTTTTGAATAACCTTGATGTGAGCGAAGCGCGCAGCCGACGCTATGCGCAAAGCCGACAGCTCATTGACTATCTGGCCAGTACCGACTGGTATGTGATCCGCGCCCTTGAGTGCGGCGTGCCGGTGCCCCAGGACGTGAGCGAGGCCCGTGCAAGGGCGCGTGAGGCGATCCAATGGTAAGGCGCCATGTGCTCATTGCAGGCGGTGGTACGGCCGGTTGGTCGACTGCGGCGATCCTCTCAGCCAACCCCGCACTGCATGTCACGGTGCTCGACCCAAGCACGATCCCAAGCATTGGCGTGGGTGAAAGTACGCTTCCCCACTTACACCTGGCCCATAAGGCGATGGCACTGCCAAGCCTGCAAACCGAGGCCTGGGCGCGCGCGGTCGATGCCACGGTGAAACTGGGGATTGCGTTTGAGGATTTCTATAAAAAGGGCGCACGCTGGTTACACCCCTTTTTAGATGCTGCCGATATCGATCGGATCCGATTGGGGGCGGCCCTTCGCGCAGGGGCGCTTGCGCAGGCGCCCGATCAGTGGGCCTTTGCTGCCGAGCACACCTGGGCAGGGGCCAAGCTTGAAGGGGGCTTTATCGAGCGAAGCACCTGGTTTGAGCGCTACCGGGTGGCTGCGCATGGCGGAGGCGGTGCCTTTCACATCGATGCCTTGAAGTACGCCGCGCTACTGAAACAAGAGGTGCTTGCGCGCGAGAACGTTCAGGTGCTTGATGCAACGATTGCTCAGGTGCACTGCGATGATCGTGGGGCGGTTTCAAGCATTCTTATCGATGCGGGTCATGCGCTTTGCGCTGATCTTTACATCGATTGCACAGGCTTTGCAGGCGTACTGGCTCAAGCGGTGCAATCGCCATGGGTCTCGGTGGCTGATCGCCTCCTTGTCGATCAGGCCTGGGTGGTGCAACTCCCCTTCGTGGACCCAGCCAGACAGCGCATGAATCTGACTCACTGCCAGGGCTTGCCTGAGGGTTGGGTGTTTCATATTCCGCTTCAAAGCCGCATCGGCACGGGCTATATCCACGCAAGCCGCTATGTGGATACGGAGAAAGCGCAAGCCGATTTCATCTCGCACCTCACCCGACGCTGGGGCTATGCGCCCGAAGCGATCGAGCCGCGCCTTGTGCGCTTTAAGACGGGCTTTCGGCCCAAGCTGTGGCATCACAATGTGGTGGCCATCGGTTTGAGTGGCTTTTTTTGCGAGCCCATCGAAAGCACGGCCATAGCGTTGGGTCATTACGCTGCGATGCTTTTAGCGCAATACCTTCATGCAGCCCATGTGGCGCCCGATGCCTTGCGGGATCGCTATAACGCGGAGATGCGCGAGCAACACGACGATGTGCTCGATTTTGTGCAAAGCCACTATCTATTAAGTGCTCGCGCGGACAGTGCCTTTTGGCGTGACTATGGCCGCATGAGCAGGCCCGAAGCGCTCAAGCGCGTTATCAAAGCCTTTGAAGGTAACGATGAGGCGCTGATTGACGATGCCGCCTTTCGTGACCTGATGCAGCGACGCTTTGGGATGTTCCATGGCTTCTCCTACGTCGCACTGCTGATGGGTCATGGGTTAAGACCTCATGCAGAACGATCTACTTATGAGAGCGCCCTAAGCGCTTATGGGTAACCTGAAAACGCCTCGCTGCAAATAATCATCGTTGACGCAACCCCCATGCCCGCCTGGTTGAAACGCCAGTGCGGGCTCATTTTTTTTATGGAGCAACGCTATGCAGGAAAGACCCCAACAGACGCTCACACTCGATGTTCGTGATTTAGAAGAGCTCTTAACCCAAGCAGCCAAGTGCGGTGCTGAGCGCGCCTTAGCGCAACTAGGCCTTGAAAATGGCAGTGCTGCACGCGATATCCGCGATTTGCGCTCGCTCATTGATGCCTGGCGCCAGGCGCGCCTTACCGCCTGGCAGACAGCGATCAAGGTGTTGACCACAGCGCTATTAGCAACACTGCTTGTGGGCGCTGCGATTAAGCTCAAGCTGATGGGAGCGTCCCAATGATTGAAACACTCCTTGGCGGTCTCTTAGGTGGTGTGTTTCGCCTCGCCCCAGAAGTGTTGAGATGGTTTGATCGCAAGGCTGAGCGCGACCATGAACTTGCCATGCAGGATAAGGCGCTTGATTTTGAGAAGCTTCGCGGCGCCCAACGCATGGAACAACTTGGTGCTGAATCCGATGCAGCGTGGAATGTGGGTGCGCTCGAAGCACTCAAGGCTTCTGTGACTGCGCAAGCGCAACGAAGCGGTGTTAAGTGGGTCGATGGGCTGTCTGCCAGTGTTCGACCCATTATTACGTACTGGTTTATGGCACTTTTTTGTGCCGCAAAAACAGCCGCCTTTTTTATCTACCTGACACACGATCCCTGGATGAGCGCGATCTCGCAGCTATGGACTGAGGCTGATCAGGCGCTTTGGGCAGGCGTTTTGAACTTCTGGTTTCTGGGTCGCGTCTTTGATCGAGTCAGGTCATGATGGTGGTGCCCGAGGCTGCCGTCGACTTAGCCAAGCGCTTCGAGGGCTTTCATCGTGTTCCCAGGTACGATCAGGGCCGCGCTCATCCCTACATCTGCCCTGCGGGTTACTGGACGATTGGCTACGGCAGGCTTTGTGATCCTGACCACCCAGCCATCACCGAGGCTCAGGCGCAAGCCTATCTCACCCAGGACTTAATCGTTGCTATGAAGGCGACGCTTCGTTTTTGTCCGGTGCTCGCCTCGGAGCCAGCGTCTCGGTTGGCAGCGATTGTTGACTTTACCTTCAATCTGGGAGCAGGCCGGCTTCAGATCTCAACACTCAGGCGCCGTGTGAACCAACGCGACTGGGATGCGGCTAGCCATGAACTGAGGCGGTGGGTCTATGGCGGGGGGAAGGTGCTATCCGGATTGGTGGCAAGGCGGGATGCTGAATGCAGGTTGATTACCTAACCAGTTTATTGCCAGCGCAGCTGCAGAAAAGCTGGCATCCATGCTGACCTTGGACTATTTACGTCAGGAGGCTGCCCAAAGTCGGCGGTAAGATTTCGAGCGTTATCTGGATGCTGTACCGGATGTTCCTGACGATGCCGACAGAGTTTGAAGGTGCTTACTTTGCCAAGGACTTAAACCTTGCACGAGCGCAGGGCCGTATCGGCAAACTTGCCGCTGATCCATTACTCAGAACGAAGCTCTTTTTAGATCTTGGTGGAACGGGAGCAAAAGCCGATTCCTTTGTAATTTGGCTGTGCCAGTTCGTGGGTCGCGAGATCCGCGTGCTTAACTACTATGAAGCTGTGGGTCAGCCGTTATCGGCACATCTTGCCTGGCTGCATGCACAAGACTTGGGCCCAGCTAAAGCTGATATTTGGCTGCCTCACGATGGTTCAACCCACGATCGCGTCTTTGATGTGTCTTATGAGTCTGCGCTTCGCCAGGCGGGCTATTCGGTTGAAGTTATTCCCAATCAAGGCCGAGGTGCTGCCATGGCACGCATTGAGTCAGTGAGACGCCTATTTGGATCGATATGGTTTAACGAGGCAACGACCGCCGCTGGCATTGAAGCTCTTGGCTGGTATCACGAGAAAAAAGATGATGTCCGCATCATCGGGCTGGGCCCCGAGCACGATTGGTCTAGTCATGCGGCCGATGCGTTTGGGCTTATGTGCATCACCGCAGAAAACGGCTTTCGGTCTGTAAGGCCAACGAGCTTTAAGCGCAAGGGCAGTGCGATGGCGGTTTGAGCCCCTAATCTTCTGTCGAAGGTTCGACACTAAACTAACACTTAAGGACTTCAAACTTTCAAGGCTTTGGCACTTATGAATCGCCCCGAGATTTGAGGAGGCTCCAAGACTTGAGAGAATGGAGCCATGAAGCGATCAAACAAGTTTTCACCCGAGATTCGGGAGTGTGCAGTGCGGATGGTGCAAGAGCATCTGAAAGATTATTCATCGCAGTGGGCGGCGATTTCGTCGATTGCGCCAAAGATCGGATGCGTACCGGAAACATTGCGTGAGTGGGTTCGTAAGCACGAGG